CTGGTGTATTCTATTGTCCTTATGTACCTCTACAAATGGTTAGAGCGGTAGGTGAGAACTCATTCCAACCAAAAATTGGTTTCAAAACAAGATACGGTATGGCATCTAACCCATTCCATACTGGTACTGTTGCTGCTTCTGCTGAAGGTGCAATTACACTTTCTGCGAACACTAACAAGTACTACAGAAGAGTACAAGTTACAAACTTGATGTAATCTTGGTTACAATACCAAATTCAAAAAAGGGCGCTTCGGCGCCCTTTTTTATTTAAGCATATAAATACTATGTAAAGGATATCCATGGCAATAAGAAGACAACCAACGACACTAGATTATCTGTCACCAACTCAATTTAGACTAGTGATAAACCAATTACCTAAAGTTGAGTTTTTTGTGACTGCATGTAATCTACCAGGTATAAATCTAGGAGATGCAATATTTCCTACACCACTAAAACAAATACCTGTACAAGGCGATGAAGTTACTTTTGAACCTTTATCAATATCTTTTCTAGTAGATGAAAATCTAGAAAACTATAAAGAATTACATGATTGGTTAACTGCTATAGGATTTCCACAATCAAGACAACAATTTAAAACTTTTAGAAGTCAAACGTCTGTCACTACTGGTGCAACTCAAGGAAACTCTTTAGATATAGGTGATGTTCAACAATCCACACCTGCTAATCCAATGTTTTCAGATGCAACACTAACCATACTTTCAAATAAAAATAACCCTGTGGCAGAGATAAGGTTTGAAGACGTATATCCTACAACAATAGGTGCTTTAAGTTTTGATCAAGAAGCTGCTGATACTCAATACATTAAGACAACGGCAGACTTTTCTTACAAATTATATACAATAGTCAAATTATAGGAGTTGACAAATGAACTGGTTAAGAGGTATAATAATCAAATTATTTAAAATAAAAGTATGCGAGTGTGTGAATTGTGAATGTCAAGTGGACAGAAATATATAATCTATACAAAGACAATTTAAGTCATTTTTGGGATTTTGAATTAGAACAATACGAAATACTTAACAATCTATTTAAAAATGTAGAAACTGTTAAGTGTATCGGTGGTGGTCCTAATTTAGATTTTTTCATTGCACAATACGGTAACAACGTTAAAGAGTGTTTAAACATAGACAAGAGTTTCTATTACAGACACCATAACTCAGTATCATTACAAGATAAATATAAGGACTTGTTTTCATACAATGGTAAGTATGAATTTAAATTACAAGATGCCATAGAAACACCTGTATTTGATAAACCTTATGATGTTGTCATGGACAACGTTGGGCCAGAGTACAATCTAGATTATACCTTGACAAATCCACCAAAAATCTATATAATCAATCATTATAGACATATCGAACTTTGGAATTGGTGTGTGGAATTTGACAAACTTATACCAATGCAATTTGCAACTAGACATAGTTGTGTTTATAGTTTTGATTTTGTCGAACCTATAAATGAAGTTTTTCCTATCAATAGGAAAACAATGAAAGTGAACAATAAAATTGTACCTGTTATACAAAAAATATCAGATGATTCTTATGGATAAGGCTTATTATAGAACAATACAACCCTTGCTTGATACGGGGCATATGCAGGCTGCAATAAATGGTGTTTACAAATTTCCTAAAAATATTAATCTTTTCCCTGGCACTAGTTGCATGTTCGAGTGTACCTTCTGTGGTAGAAACTATGAAGCAACAGAACCAAACTATAACTATTTTTACGATACCCTTTTAGATCAAGACCCTGGTGACAATCCTTACAGATATAATATAGGTGGTGGATTAGAACCACTTACATATAAAGAAATAGATAGACTTTGTAAAGACCTATACATTAGAGGTTATAAAGTTAGATTTATCACAAATGGTTTTATGTTAACACCTAGATTTATAGAAAAAAATCCTAACTTATTAAACGTAGATCATTTTCGTGTATCACTATATGGTTATGATGAAGAGCAAACTATATCAACAACTAGAAATAATAAAGCGTTTCGTGTTGTTAAAAAAAATCTTACAGATTATAATAAATTAAATATTGATAAACCACCATTACATATTAATCACGTTTTATTACCTACAGAATTTGAAAATTTAAACAACATATTAAATTACATAGATGACATAGGTGGGGTTCACACTTTATCATTGAGAGAGGATTTTTCTTTTCAATATCCTATAAACGATAGAAATAAACTAAGAGAAAAACTTTTAGAGTTTGACGAAAAAGCAAAAAAGAGATCATTGAATATTGATTATGGTTATGCTTTAGTAGGATTACTTGAGGGAAGAATGAATAACCTCATAGAGGTTAATTATAAACAACTTACAAGAAAACAATCACCACAATGTAAAATAGCAATTGACCCTAGAGGTGATATCTATTCATACTTTGAAGCTGCTTTTATAGATAGACCAAACTCAGATAGACATATTTTAGGAAATGTAATAGGTAGTTCAGTAGAACAAGAGTTAAGAAAACAAAAAGAGATAGAACCAAAACCAGGTGATGAACATTTTTTAGATGCTTTAAATCACGTAATAGAAGCATATAAATGGGAACAAACACATGACGTTAGATGATTTAAAAAAAGAAACATATAAAGATTTACCTGTAGATAAAGAACATTTAGATACAGAAAGTTTACGTAATCAAGACCTATATGCAAAATATCTAGATTACAAAACTAATTTTGAATTCTTACTTGCGAAAGCAAAAGGCGAATACACAAAAATGTACCGAGACAAGTGGGAGTATTACGGTGGTAAAGCAGATGCTAAAGTTTATGCATCAAAACCATTTGACTTAAAAGTTTTAAAAACAGATTTAAACATTTATATTGAATCTGACCAAGAAGTTATAGACGCAAAAAATAAAATAGTATATTTAGAAACAACTGTTAAATTTTTAGAAGGTGTTCAAAGGTCAATTCAATCTAGAGGGTGGGATATAAAAAATGCGATTGAATGGCGAAAATTCGAAGCTGGAATGGTTTAATCCAATTAAACAAATGTGTGATGAGGAATATACTTTCCTCGACAATTTCATACTAACAAAAACTTATGGAGATATCCTTGAGATAGGTCAAGGTGGCTCTACGGTTATATTATTAGATGCAACAAAAGATACAGATAGAAAAGTCGTATCAATCGATATGAAATTTAAATTAAAAGATGTTATGAAATATTTACCTTTGTCTTACATAGAAAGATTTATGCATGTTCAAGAGGACTCACATAAGTGGTCAACAAAAAAAATGTTTGGCACATTACTTATTGATGGCGAACATAGTTTTACAAGTGTTAGAAAAGACACGATGAATTATTGGGCCAATCTAGAGGAAAATGGTTATGCAATATTTCATGATTACAAATTATCAGAGGATGTTACAAAGTTTGTGGACGATTGGGTTAACTTATATAAACAAGCAAGAAAAATATTAACTGTCAACAATCTTGTCATATTACAAAAATGTTAATTAATAAAAAGAACGATGTCTATTTACATATAGACACAACAGACGCAATCGCCCAAGAGTTATCTGACTACTTTACTTTTGAAGTGCCAGGTGCCAAGTTTATGCCAACTGTTCGTAATAGGATATGGGATGGTAAGATAAGATTATTTTCAAAAAACACTCGTCTAATTTATGTCGGATTGTTGCCATACATCAAACAGTTTTGTCAAAGAAATGGCATAGAGTTTACAATATCAGATGGCGAAGTTTTGCGTTGGATTAATGACGATGACGCCAAAGGATTTATTGACAGTCTAAAGATGCCATTTGAATTGTATGATTATCAATATGACTCTTTTATCAAAGCATTAGAAAACAAAAGAAAATTATTTGTCTCACCTACTGCGTCTGGTAAGTCTGCGATAATTTATGCGATAGTGAGATACTTACAATTATCAAGTGTTAATGTTTTGATAATAGTACCAACAACTTCTTTAGTAGAACAAATGGCAAGTGATTTTATATCTTATGGTTGGGATGATTCGCATATTCATAAAATATATTCTGGCCACGATAAGACTAGCAAAAAACCTATAACAATATCCACATGGCAATCAATCTATAAAGAACGTAAAAAATTCTTTGATAGATTTCAATGTGTGATAGGTGATGAGGCACATTTATTTAAAGCAAAATCTTTGACAAGCATCATGACTAAATTAGAAGACTGTCCTTATCGTTTTGGTTTTACAGGCACACTAGACGGAACACAAACTCATAGATTAGTATTAGAGGGATTGTTTGGTGAAGTAGAACAAGTAACAACAACTAAAGCTTTAATGGATGCTGAGACAATTGCCAAGTTGGCGATCGATTGTATTGTCCTAAAGCATCCAGCCGATATAAGTAAGCAATGTAAGGATTTTAATTATATCGATGAAATTAACTTCCTGGTGCAAAACAAAAAACGTAATCAATTCATTTACAATCTTTGTAAAAATTTAAAAGGTAATACACTTGTTCTTTACCAACTTGTAGAGAAACATGGCGAAGTTTTAAATGATATGATGCAAGACCTTGACAAAGAAGTTCACTTTGTACATGGCGGAGTAGGAACAAATGAGAGAGAACAGATTAGAGCGTTGGCTGAGAAAAAAGATAACATTCTCATTCTTGCTTCTTACGGAGTATTTTCCACAGGCATTAATATTCGTAATCTACACAATGTTGTTTTTGCAAGCCCATATAAATCTCGTATAAAAGTTTTACAATCAATAGGTCGTGGTCTAAGAAAGTCTGAACAAAAGGACGCAGTTAGATTATACGACATATCAGACGACTTATCACACGGCAATAAAAAAAACTTCACACTATTGCATTTTCAAGAACGAATAAATATATACAATGAAGAGGAGTTTACATACAAAGTAGATACACTAAACATATGAAATATCACTTATTAAAGCTAACGACTGGCGAGGAAATAGTTTGTCAGATAACAAAAGAAACCGAAACTCATACTTCGGTAAAGAACCCTTTACGTATTCACACAATACCAAGATTTGTTGAAACAGGTATTGTAGAGTCATTAGCATTAATAAGATGGGTAAGACCATATACAGAGGAAGATACAGTAGCAGTAAAAAATAATCACATACTATATTCTGCAAAAACATCAACAGGCTTAAGTACGTTTTATGAAAAGCAATTAGACATTGCTGAAGAACGTGGTGGTTTCATGACTAGCGAGTCTCACCAAAGACTTGTCGATAGTTACCACCAAGAAAAGTATGATAAGTTGAAAGAACATTTGGACGACTATATTGACGATGAAGATCATGGTGATAAAACGATACACTAGATTTGACCATCAAGAAAGCCTACTTTTTTCTTGACAATTTCGCCATAACCATTTAAAAATATAGGAGACTCTTATGTTCGGTAATAAAGACGAAGATAATGATGTTAAGAAAAATAAGATTGAAGAAATTGAAGAAAGACTTGAAAAACTTGAAGAGAAAATGCCAGAGGGTGATGACGACCATGAATCAGATCATGAAGAATTTGAAAAGAAACTTGAGAAGATTGACGAAAGACTTATTGCAATTGAAGACGTGTTAGAAATAGAACCAGAAGATGAGGAAGACGAGGACGATGAGGAAGATGAAGACAAAGATTAATAATTTTTTAATTTAGTAGTGTGGGGGAGCAATCCCCCATACCTTTGAAAGATATAATATGCCAAAGAAAAAACCTGCCCATTACGTAAGTAATAAAGACCTATTAGTTGCAATGGAAAAATTTAGGGATGACTGTAAAGAAGCTGAAGAGTCAGGCGAAGACAAACCTAAAGTACCAGAATATATTGGTGAGTGCATTTTAAAAATTGCAAACGGATTATCTAATAGACCAAACTTTATTAATTACACATATAAAGATGAGATGATATCTGATGGCATAGAAAACTGTTTACAATATATCTATAATTTCAATCCAAAAAAATCAAAAAATCCATTTGCTTATTTTACACAAATAATATATTATGCGTTCATACGTAGAATACAAAAAGAAAAAAAACAACAACACATTAAACACAAAATGATTGACGGTGGCGAATATAAAACGCATGAACAAATGCCAGGCGACCCAAACACATATACGTTTAATGGTCAATTCAATCCTTTAGTTATGGTACCAGATGAACCTGTGTATAAAACAAAAGAAAAAAAGAAAAACAATAAAGGACTTGAAAAATTTATGGAAGATGAAAATGACTAATTTAACAGCAGACTTTAAACTTATATCACCTGAAGCAGAAATACTAAACAAACCCTTACCAATATTTGAGGATAAAATATTACCAGAGGGATTTACAAGAACTAAAGTTGCTGAAGATTTATTTGTTGCAATGAAACAATTTGGCGGTATTGGATTATCAGCAAATCAAGTAGGATTACCATATAGAATGTTTGTCATGGGTGGACATAAAGATATGGAAGATGGTAAAGCAAGAGCATGTTGGAACCCAGAGATACTAGAATTTTCTGAAGAGGTAATAATGTTAAGTGAAGGTTGTTTAACTTATCCATTATTATTTTTACAAGTATCAAGACCTAAAACTTGTAAAGTAAAATATACAGACAATGATGGTAAAGAACATATCGAAGATTTAGATCATATGCCATCAAGAGTTTTTCAACATGAGTTTGATCATATGAACGGAACAGATTTTACTAAACTTGTATCTAAATTTAAATTAGATAGAGCAAAAGAAAAAGTAAGAAAGATATATGAGCAAGAAAAAAAACTTGCACCTAAAACAGTTCAACTTGCTAAAAAAATAAAACGAGACATAGAGCAAAAGAAGACAGGTCTAATTAAACCAAACACAGATATTATTACATAATGAAAGTAGCGATCATAACGGATACACACTTCGGTGCTAGAAACGATAGTCAATTTTTTAGTGATTACTTCTTTGACTTTTACGAAGGTCAGTTCTTTCCATACTTACAACAACACAATATCAAAACGGTATTTCATTTAGGTGACTTAATGGATAGACGTAAATATGTTTCATTCAAAACTGCAAAAGAATTTAGAGAAAGATTTGTATTTCCATTACAACATCTAAAAATAGACTTTCATTGTCTAGTTGGTAATCATGACATATATTTCAAAAATACTAATGATGTAAACTCACTACAAGAACTAATCGGTGGACGTACAGATAAGTTTCATCTATATGAAGATGCAACCGAAGTTAACATTGGTGGATTAGATATTTTATTCTTACCATGGATTAATCCACAAAACGAGATTTACTCTATGGGAATGATTGAGGAAACAAAAGCAAAGATTGCCATGGGGCATTTAGAGATAAAAGGTTTTCAAATGCACAAAGGTCAAGTAAACGAGGGTGGTCATGAAAAAGAAATATTTAGAAAGTTTGATACAGTATTCTCTGGTCACTTTCATACAAAAAATGATGATGGTCAAATATATTATCTAGGGGCACCATACGAGATTTATTGGAACGATTATAATGACACAAAAGGTTTTCATGTATTTGATACTGAAACTTTGGAGTTAGAAAGAATTGTAAACCCTTTGAGAATGTATGAAAAAGTATATTACGATGACACAAATAAAAGTTATGCAAACGAGGATGTATCAAAGTATGCTAGAAAATTTGTTAAGTTAATCGTAGTAAATAAAAAAGATTTGTATCAGTATGATAGGTTTGTTGATAGACTAATGAAAGCAAACGCATACGAAGTAAAAATTGTTGAGGACTTTTCTGATATGCAAGCAGATACAGTATCAGATGATATAGTACAATATGCTGAAGATACAACAACTTTACTAAACAAATATATCGATGAGCTAGATATAGAATTAGACAAAGATAGATTAAAAGGTATTATGCGAGGATTATATAATGAAGCTCAAGACTTGGAACTCTAAGTATAAGGTAATATATGCAGACCCACCATGGCACTTTAAAAGCTACAGTCCTAAAGGTGACGGACGTAATGCTACACAGCACTATAATTGTATGCATGTTGATGATATTTGTAATTTACCTGTTAGGACAATTTGTGATGATGATTGCGTCTTACTTATGTGGTGCGTTGACCCAATGTTACCAGAAGCGCTCAGAGTTATTAAGTCTTGGGGTTTCACATACAAAACAGTTGGCTTTACTTGGGCAAAACAAAATAAAAAAAATATGGGAATGTTTACGGGGTTAGGTTATTGGACTAGAGCAAACCCAGAGATGTGCTTACTTGCAACAAAAGGAAAACCTAAAAGGTTATCTAAAGCAGTTAGACAATTGATAGTGGCACCAAGACAAGAACATAGTAGAAAACCAGATGAAGTATATGATAGAATAGAACAACTATTAGAAGGTCCTTACGTTGAACTTTTTGCTCGAAGAGAACGAAAAGGTTGGGATAGTTGGGGTAATGAATTATGAAGATTAGATACTATCAAAAATTAGATGCTGGACGTTGGATAGGGTTTCTAATAGCAATGACTGGTTGTTTTGTTTTATCTAATGCTGATGTGGATACTCAATGGATGGGTTGGGCAATAGCATGTATATCTTGTAGCATGTGGATAAGATTTGCAATAAAAGATAAAGACATACCTAGAGCGTTAATGGAAGGTATGTATTTGCTCTTATCAATTAGAGCAGTTTGGAATTGGTTAGTATGATACACTTTACAAAAGTACGTTGGAAAAACTTTTTATCTACAGGTAATAATTTTACAGAGATAGAATTAGATAGACAAAAAACAACTTTAATAATAGGTGAGAATGGTGCAGGTAAGTCAACAATACTTGATGCATTATGTTTTAGTCTGTTTGGTAAACCATTTAGGATAATTAGTAAATCACAATTAGTCAATACAATTAACGACAGAGAAACAGTTGTTGAAGTAGAGTTTAAGATTGGTACTAAAGAGTGGAAGATAGTAAGAGGCATCAAACCAAACAAGTTTGAAATATGGTGTGATGATATCATGATCAATCAAGAAGCTAATCAAAGAGACTATCAAAAATATTTAGAACAAAATGTATTAAGATTAAACTTTAGATCATTTACTCAAGTTGTTATATTAGGTTCATCAACATTCATACCTTTTATGCAACTAAAGGCAGTTCATAGAAGAGAAGTTGTCGAAGAGATACTTGACATAAAAATATTCTCATTGATGAATATGGTATTAAAAAATCAATTGAAAGACATACAAGACGATATCAAAGATATGGATTATCAGTTTGAGATGGCAGTAGAAAAAATAGCCATGCAAACAAACTATATTGATGATATGAAAAAGAACAAAGACAAAATCATAAAAGAGAAACAAGACTTATTTCAATCTAATCAAACTATACTAACAGATAGAGAGAAAGAAAAAGCCCTTTTAGAGACTGCTAGCGATGATCTGACAGGTGAAATCAATGATAAGACACATACAGAGAACAAATTATCTAAACTTAACAATATACGTGCTACGTTAACAGAAAAACACAAACAACTAGCAAAAGATATGGAGTTTTTTAAGAACAATGATTCGTGTCCTACATGTGAACAAGATATACAACAATCACATAAAGAGAAAATGATATCTGACAGAGAGATCAAAACAAAAGAAATACTTGATGGTGCGATTAAACTAAAAGAGGAATTAACAATAGTAAATAAACGTTTAGAAGAAATTACTGGTATAACAAAACAAATTAGAGACAATGAAGTAAGACAAGCAGAATTGTATAGTTCGATATCTGAATTACAAAAATATAATAGAAAATTAAAAGAAGACATAGAGAACTTTGAAAGCGGTTCTGTATCTGAAAAAGATATTGATAAACTAAATCAAATGAAAACAGACTGTAAGAAAATAGAACATCAAAGAAGTAACTTAAAAGATGAAAAGACTTACATCATGGCTGCAAGAGATATGTTAAATGATACTGGTATCAAAACTAAAATTATAAAACAATATTTACCTATCATGAATCAATTGATTAATAAGTATCTAATGTCAATGGACTTTTACGTCAACTTTAATCTAGATGAAAACTTTAATGAAACAATCAAATCTAGATTTAGAGACACATTTAACTATGCTTCGTTTAGTGAAGGTGAAAAGATGCGTATAGATTTAGCATTACTTTTTACATGGAGAGCGATAGCAAAAATGAAAAATAGTACTAACACAAACTTACTTATACTAGATGAGATATTTGATAGTAGTTTAGATGGTCAAGGAACAGATGAGTTTTTAAGAATATTAAATACACTTGGCGATGAAAATACTTTTGTTATATCTCATAAAGGAGATCAATTAGTAGATAAGTTTAGAAACAGTATTAGATTTGTTAAACAACAAAACTTTTCAAGGATAGCATAATGAGAACAATGAAACAATGGAAGTTATATTTAAGATTGTATTGGTCAACATTTTTATCTTATTTCAAAAAGAAAGAAAAAGATCAAGATGTTTTCATTTATGAGAATGACGAGATCGATATAAACAAAGATGAGTGATGCCAAACTTTTTACAACATCCTCAAGAGATGATAGACTTAGGTTACAGTTTATCAAAAAGAATTGATATTGCAATAACTAATCGTTGTAATGCTAGATGTCCTCAATGCGATAGAACTGACCCAAATGGTTTAGGTGCTGTTGATTGGTTACCGATCATATCGTGGCCAGTAGAAAAATTTATAAAATATTTTCCAAAAGAAACTTTAGATGATATAGAAGAGTATGGGTTTACTAGCACTTGGGGAGACTCAATGATGGCTAAAGATATAGAAAAAATATGTCATTATATTATTGATAATTCAAAAGCAAACGTACTAATAACAACAAATGGTAGTTTACGTAATGAAGAGTTTTATTGGAACTTAGGTGTTTATTGTGGCAAAAGACTTACTATTGTATTTGACATAGATGGTACTACAGAGGAAATGCATCAAAAGTATAGAAGAGGTACATCATTAAAAAAATCTTTAGATCATATGTACGTGTTTTCACAAACTAAAGGAAAAGCATTATCTCAAACAATATTATTTAAACATAATCAAGAATATAAAAAAGATATATTAGATTTAGTAAAAAAATATGGTTCAGAAAATCATGAGTTTTACCCTAGTGATAGATTTGAAAATTCTATCCCTAATTCAAATCCTACTCATACATTTAATCATAATAAATCTAATAGATTTTATTTTATTAATGAAAAGGGTCAAGAGGAATATCTAGAGGCTGCAGATGATAAAGTGTAAATTTTTGGAAGGCACAACTAAAACTATGATAAACCCAGATGGTCAAGTTTGGCCTTGTTGTTATCTTGCTAGTGATCAATATGGTAAACCAAATAAAGCAGAACATCAACTATTGACAAAGTATCATGATAACAAAGATAGATATAATTTAGAAAATGATAGTATAAAAAATATTACACACAAAGATTGGTTTCAAAAAGATTTACCAAAAAGTTTTGAAGACCCAATAGATATATGTCAGTTTAATTGTAAGGTAAACAAATGATTAATGTAGGAGTATCAGCAGGGTTTCACGATGCGGCCATTTCAGTATTAAATGGAAGAGAAATACTTTATGCTAATCATTGTGAAAGATA